TGGATCTATACCAAAAAAACCCCAGGACTAAGGTTGACTGCACACAAGCGTAGAAACGGTTCGCCAATCGTTTGCTGGTTCTGCAAGAACGGCATGCATGACGAGTGCTCAGACGGTGAGTACATCAGATGTCACTGCAGTTGCCAGCCGATCTGCCAGTGCATCTATCAGCGTCCTAAGTTTCGGCCGAGTGACAAGGCTTGGCCAGCGGGAGATCCGAGATGGGGGTGATGCTCTTTGATGAACTGACCTTGTCCGTACTTCAGATTGGAGTACCGTGTGAACGTCAAATGGCGTGGCGCGGTGCTGGCTCCAGTTGTTTTGGCAGTAGTTGGGGTCAGCATGTCTTCTGCGCCGCACACGGCAGTCTCGGAGACAAAGGACCCGCCAAAAAGGGTCTTATTGCCGATTCTGCCCGAACCGCAAAAACACGCAGGCGACGTAATAGCGGAACTCCCCACCACTACCACCACAGTAGCACCGACAACAACTACCACGACGACACAGCCAGTGTCGACGACCACAACCACGGCGGCAGTTGCACAACCGGTGGATTTGGTACCGCCAGATACAATGGCGGCATGGGAGAAGGTTGCCATGTGCGAAGAAGGAGGTAACTGGCATGTTCGAGGGTCCGTGTACTCAGGCGGCCTTGGGATATCGAACACCAACTGGGTAGCGTATGGAGGTACGCAGTTTGCATACAGTGCAGCAGACGCAACACCTGAGCAACAGGTCCTTGTTGCCGAGAGGATCCAAAGCAGTCCACCGGATCAGTATGGGTGTGCTGCCTGGTAACCTCATAAGTTGCAGGGTGTGGCGAGCCCTGCAACTGTGAGGCATGAGCTCTTTGGACGGGAACCAGATTGGTACCAAATACGGATTCGAGACAAGTGGCATCTGATCAACGGAAACAGACCGACGACGAAGGGGAAGTTCCTCACACCCTGTGGTTGGAAAGTGTCGGTGATGGTTCCTAGGCATGACGTGTACTGGCCTTGGGAAGTGAGTGGAGCTTGTCCGAAATGCAAGAAGGTTCTAGACGAATGGGTCAGGAGTAGATAATGGGCAAGTACGAAGACGAGTACTTCGAACGAAGCATGGACTCGCTTTGGGAAGTAGCTCAACCGAGTCCAGACGACCCGAACACGAAGTTGTTTGTCGGAGCCATCATCGACAGGCTGGACAAGACCTTCGAAGGTGACGGAGTCAAGATCAACACAGGCAGAATCTCCAAGGCGCTTCAGGACGGTGGAGCGATCACGAAGCTCGACGCAGGTGGAGGCGGAAAGCCGTCAGTGTTCATATTGGAGAGGCGGCACTACGGCACTCACGACGATGGTGAGGCAGTCGACTTCGGCAACGTCAAGCCAGGACACCAGCCGTCTAAGGCAGAGGTGCGAGATGCGCAATACGACAAGTTGGTAGCTATGGTCGCCAGGCATGAATCGGAGATAGGCGCACTGAAGGCCTGGATCTTTGAGCACGTCCAGGAACACGCGACACCAAAGCGAGTCGACGACGTCATGCAGGCGTTCGACGAAGAACGGGAACAGACAATCGCCGAGAAACTGGGACTAAACCAAAATGACACAGATCCGCACTCTTGATTTGTCCTTGTGTTCTGCTATATAATAGAAACAGAAAGAAAGGAGAAGGCAATGCACATAGCAACCCCGTCAGACGACACGATCAGCGTACGATCGATTCCATGCCCAGATTGCGGCGAGTCGATCGTCTTGGAGCTGACCACTTGGGAGGCCGAGCATCTTCGGATCAACGACCAACCGATCCAGGTGACGCTCAAGCGATTCGATGCGGACACGCGCGAGCGGTTCATCACGGGCTTTTGCCCCAAGTGCTGGGACAAGATGTTCAAGGATGACTGACGCGCGTCGCATGCCCGACAAAGTGAGGCGACCACGCAAGGAGCTCTACCTAGCGGCAGAGCAACTTGAAAGGGTCGGCCTTACAGTCGCAGGTAGCTACAGACGGGAGAAGGACACCGTCGGCGACCTCGACTTGCTTGTCCCGCCGCAGATGCCGTTGATCGAAGCCCAGCACTATTGCACAACCTTCTTCGGCTACGCCGAGATTCAAGGCGGACTTCTGAAGACGGCAGGCCTAGCCACTTTCAACGGTCAGCCCTTGCTATTGAACCTATGGCAAGTTCCTGGACCAGAGACGTGGGCAGGAATGCTTCTATTCGCCACAGGGCCTCACGACCTCAACATCATGATGCGCGCCAAGGCGAAGGGACAAGGCAAGAAGCTGAGTCAGTACGGACTCTTTGCGCCCGGCGAAGAAGGTGAGGATGACGTTCAGCTGGACAGCGGCGAACGTGAGGAGGAAATCTTCCAGCTCCTGGGCCTCGAGTACATCACACCAGTCGAACGCGAGGTCTGGCGCAACTACCTGCTTCCAAAGAACGAACCCAGCTATAGCACCGTCGAGGTGCTCTCGTCGAATGGCGTCGACACTTACACAGTGACGCTGAAAGACGGGAAAGGTTGGGACTGTACGTGCCCAGGTTTCGCGTACAGACACAAGTGCAGGCACCTCGAGGAGGCAACCAAATAGACACCCAATGAACCCCTTGATTAGTCCGAGTGGTCTGCTATATAATAGAATCAGACGAGCAAGCGAAGGGAGGTGAAACTATGACACAGGCAGACGAAGGTGCAATGGAAGAGGTGCACGCGGAGGATCTGGACGACGAGGAGACCGAAGAGGGTCCGCGTCCGGTCACCGTTGGTCGCAACTTCCAGGAGCTCCCCGAGGGTCACTTGACTCTCGTCGGATTCGCGAAGTTCCTCGCCAAGCCCCGCAGCCAGGGTGGGCGTTACGTTCTCGTGAAGCCGCAGGTGCTCTACAGCACGGCCAAGAACACCAAGTCGTTCCCCGTCAAGACGCACGTCGACGGTCGCCAGATCGTGAACGTCGAAGAGGCGTTGCAGTGGTGGGACGAGAAGGAGGCTCGCAAGGCCGAGCGGGCCGCCGACGCCGAGGCTCAGCAGCCAGAGCCCGACGAGGAGGTGACGGCCTAGTGAGGCGAGGGAAGCCGTTGGAAAGGGCTTCCCTCCTCACTTGGGTCTTGGAGCGATTGTCCGACACGGTCGCTCCAAGGCCCTAGTGAGGAAGTGGAAGGAGGTGATATGAAGAAACGGGATTTGGTAGAGCAACTGAACCAATGGGGTGACGACGAAGAGGTCGTCATCGAGGTTCATAACGATCCAGCCGAGTTCATCGATGACGGTGATCTGCTGGACATCGAGGATGAACTAGCCTTTATGTTCGGCAAGATCACGGTCAGGGCTGTTCGTCCCGATGAAGAAGAACCGGAATCTGATGTAGAACCGGAAACATAAACCCTGCGCGTGTCGGTAGCTGCGAAATGGCAGCTGCACGCGCTAGTCAGGAGAGAAATGGCAAAAGGAACCAAAGAGAAATGTCCGGCATGCGGCAAATCGTACGGAGTCCCATATCTGTACCAGCACATGCGAACTCAGCACGGCATCTACGGGGGTGCCAGCGGTAAGACCCGAGGTCAAGGCGAGGAAGAGGCTCCAGAGCTTCCAGTCGAACGGACTAACGGGCACCGACCGTCGTTCAAGGGGCAAGGCTTTAGGGTGATGGAAGACTTCATCGTCCTAGCCGACGACCACGACGGGGTTTGGCTTGCGGAGCGCATTCGGTGAGATCAACCGAGGACCGCATCACAATCCAAGACTTGCGGGACTCGTACCTATTGTGCAGGACGTTAGGGCACAACTGGGACGAAAACCCAAGCGCTGAAGTCGACAGCGACTTGTTCCGAGCAGCAAGAGGCGGAGTGTTCCTTCGCTGCACACGCTGCAGGACGGAACGTTTCGACTACCTTGACTACGAACTGCAAGTGTTCGCACGCTACTATCGGTACCCGAAGAACTACACCACGATTCCAGGGTACACACGAGTGGACCTACGTGCAGAATGCTTCAGTCGGTCAATCCTGATCAGAAAGGCGAGACAGCGAAGGAACGGGAAGAAGTAGATGACCTAGACCGCGAACCATACTGGGGCCCAAGGCCAGAAGACTTTGACTGGCTGATACTAGCAGTCTGCGTCCTAGCAATGGTCATCGCGGCGTTTGCGGCGTACTGATGGACGTCGTGAAGCGCCTGGAGGTGCTGGCCGAGATTGACCGCACTTACAGGTGCTGGGGGACGGCTCTGTCTATTACAAGGGCCTCAACGGCGACGGACGAGGAGTTGGTGGACGAGCTGAAGCGAGTTCGGAAAGAGAGGCTACCAGGTGAAGGTGACATTCGTCAACGACCTAGGTGAAGCGGCGGTATTCAGGATCGAGAGTGAGTCCCGACCAAGTCGCTACCACTACGTCATGAAGCTGCGCGAAGGCGGAATGATCTGTACCTGCGAGGGGTGGCAGTACAACGGGCATTGCAAGCACCTCGAGCAGATACCAGACGAGGAACTGCGGAAGGCGATGGCAAGGTGGCGCCATGAAGGGTGAGCTGTTTCCGTTTCAAAGTGAAGACGTAGCCCATCTGAATGGCCAGCGAGGCGTCCTCATTGCAAACGACATGGGGACGGGTAAGACATACGAGGCAATAGCCAGGGACGAACAAATACGCGATGGCCAAGGGGCGGCTACGTTGGTCATAGCACCGATGACAGCTCTTGAAGACGTCTGGAAGTATCACTTTCAGGAGCTGACCAATCTCAAGGTCGTGTTCATTGACCCGAAACAGCGAGACCGGAGTTGGGCATACTGGTGTGCGATCGCTGGTGACGTGTTCTGCGTTCATTGGGAGGCACTTCGGTTGATGCCACAACTGAGGGAGGGCGTATGGTTGCACGTTATTGCCGACGAATGCCATCGTATGAAGAACCGAAAGGCGCAACAGACACGCGCGTTGAAGAGCATCAAGAACGTTGTGTTCAAGACCGCAATGTCGGGAACGCCAGTCGTGAACAGGCCAGACGAGTTGTGGAGCGTGCTAAACTGGCTCGATCCATCCAAATACAGTTCCTATTGGCGTTTCCGTGGCGACTACGTAGAAACAAAGACTGAGTACGCGCACGGACGCACGTTCCAGAAGATCATCGGGCCCAAGAACCTGAAGAAGCTCCACAGGGAGATCGATCCGTTCTATGTCAGACGGCGGAAGGAGGACGTACTACCGGACCTACCAGACAAGTACTACACCACGATGAAGGTAAGCCTTGATCCTGTGCAACGGCGGGCATACAACATGATGCGTGACCAGATGATTGCATGGATCGGAGAACAAGAGGACGAAGTCTTACCAGCCCCTGTGGTGATAGCTCAGTTGACGCGGCTGCAACAGTTCAGTGTCGCGTTTGCCGAGTATAGCGATGACGGGCGGATTAGGCTAACAGAGCCTAGTTCGAAGCTAGACGCACTGATGGAGGTACTAGATGAGACTGAAGAACCCGTCGTGGTCTTCAGCCGTTTCAAACAACTTGTTCGGCTTATCGAGAGGCGACTGGACGATAAGGCCATTTCCTATAGTTCCCTTACGGGTGACACTGGGGCGACGGAACGCTCCGCATCCGTCAGGCGATTTCAAGAAGGCCTTTGCCGTGTTTTCGTGGGGACCATCGGAGCTGGAGGCATTGGCATCACTCTCACAAGGGCATCTACGGTTGTCTTTACTGATCGAGACTGGAGCCCAGCACTCAACGCCCAAGCCGAAGATCGTCTCCACCGAATCGGGCAGAAGAACGCCGTTCAGGTCATCGACATTGTCGCGAGGAACACAGTCGACCTAGGCAAGAACCAAACCTTGGCCACGAAGAAGGAATGGATCAGGGCGATCTTAGGCGACCCCCAAGAGACCCCTTGATTTGTCCATGTGGTTTGTAGTATAATAGATACAGAACAGAGAGGAGGTGAAACATGATCGACCCCGACAAGTTGACGAAGGGTGTAACGTACATTGTGAGGACGCGCACAGGGCATCAGAAGCTCCCACGCGAACATCGCATGACGTACCTTGGCGTGACGAAAGACGGTGACTTGCAGTTCGATGCGAGGCCGGAGTTCGGCACCCAGTCCTTCAGAGCAGGTGACTTGATCAAGGCCAGACGAGCATCGTCGACCGGCAAGCACTACATGAACATGATCGTCCGATAACGGAAGGAGCAAAGTGGAGCGGGATCCATTCCCACTGACGCAGTGTAAGTCCATCGACACGTTGGACTTTCGCAAACTGAAGCACGAGCGGTACCTGATGGAGCCAAAGATCGACGGCTGGAGATTGCAGGTCGAGGCTGGTCCGGACGGGGTAGAAGCTTGGACGCGAACAAATCACGACGCAACACGCAAGCTACCAGCGGTGGAAGAGGCGCTGAGGAACGTCCTCGACACCAACGTTCGGCTCGACGGCGAAGTCGTATTCCTCGACGAGAACGGAAACCCAGACTTCAACTTCACAAGCCGATGCATGGGCAGCGGAGTTGATGTCTGTGTGGACAAGCAGATGCTGGAGGGGCGCTTCTTGTCCTACGTCGTCTTCGACATCCTGCGAATCGACGGTCGTGACATGCGAGCATTGCCGTACGAAGCGAGACGAGAGGCCCTAGAGCGTCACCTGTTCGAGCGCAACGCCTTTGTTCCGATCATCGAAGTGAACATGCCTCATGAGGACATTCACAGGCGGAACATTGAGAAGTTCGGCGAAGGGTCGATACTCAAGGACATCACCAGTATGTACGCGGGCAAGCGTCACAAGAGTTGGCTGAAGTGGAAGGCCGACGAGACGATGGACGTGATCATCCGCGGGTACAAGGAGGGGCAAGGCAAGTACAAGGGCTTGATCGGTGCGATCACCTTCGAGGCGCCTGATGGGACATTCGGCAACTGCAGTGGGATGGATGACGACACTCGGGTGTTCATCAGTGACCACAGGGAGCAGATGCTCGGCAGAGTGATCGAGATCAAGCACTTCGGCAAGCTGGTAGACGGCTTTCGCCACCCGCAGTTCATCCGATTCAGAGGTGACCTGGTATGAGCGAAATGACCCTGTGCAACCGTTGCTCGCTGGAGCGTGCTCGAGACGCGTACTACCCGAAAGTGGTAGAAGTACACCCGAGCAAGAAGTTCCCAGGCTGGATGGCAGCCGTAGTCGATGGGGAGGAAGTAGCTCACTACATGCGCCTGACACAAGAGTGCGCATGCTGAGTGCCTAGCTACAGACCGTTTCACCATCCCACTAGGCCTTGGCTTGCTAGGGTCAAGCGCGGAGTGGCTGAGTTCACCTTGGGTTATCACAGGACCCGGAGGGAAGCATGCAAGGCCGAAGAGAGGTTTGCTAAAGGTTGGCCACCCAAACAGAAACACGTAGGTAAGCACCAACGGCCCAAAAAGACCCGTTGATTTCCAGATTGGAATCAGTTATAATAGTAGTAACAAAAACCTTCAAGGAATCGGGTAAACGTTGCAGGTCATTCGCACAAGTGACAGGCAATACTTCAAGCGGTGCCGCGTTCTCTGGGACTACACAAGTAAGATCCGTCAGAACTACGAACCGGTTGCACGGATCGAAGCACTTGACTTCGGTACAGCCATGCACAAGGCGTTGGAGGCGTATTATCAGCCTCTGACGTGGGGAGATCAAGGCCTTCAACAGCAACGTGCTGTGGAGGCCTTTCTTGATGCCATCAAAGACATCGGCCTGAAGGTAAAGGTCGGTCCACTCGAGTTCGAGGAGCGATGGACGGAGCTACGCGAGCTGGGTCTCGACATGCTCCGTTTTTATTTTGCCTACGCGCCGCCTCGTGATGCATTTCAACCGATCTTCGTGGAGGTTGAGTTCGAGGTTCCAATACCAGGACTTGGCGGGGTAGTATATCAGGGCCGAATCGATCTCATTGTAGAGGACGAGTACGGTTACTGGTTGGTGGATCACAAGACGACCGCACAGTTTGCAGACACAGAATGGCTGGCTCTAGACGACCAGTGTTCGTCGTACGCGTGGGCGATACGTGAACAGCTGGGGCTTGAAGTGCGTGGTGTGATCTATAACGAGCTCCGGAAGAAGGCACCGAAGAAGCCAAAGGTTCTACGCAGTGGCGAACTGAGCGTCAACAAGATGCAGGACACAACCTACGAGACGTTCCTAGCAACGATTCGGGAGCTCGGGTACAAGGAAGAAGGTTACCGCAACTTCCTGAACTACTTGAAGGCGAACCCGAAGCAGTTCGTGCGTAGGACCAAGATCATCTACAGACCCGAGACGCTCAAGGTTGTCGAACGCAGGATCCAGCTGGAAGCAATGTCGATGCTCAACCACCCAAGCATCTACCCAACACCGTCGAGGATGAACTGCAACGGCTGTAGCTTCTTCGCGCCGTGTCTAGCGTTGCACGAAGGAAGGGATCCAGAAACGATTCTAGACGAAAACTACACACGGAGGCAAAGTGACAACGGACGGACACAACCCAATACAACCAGTACAGTCGATACTCCCACCGTTCGGAGAGCCCCTGACGATGGGGACCGCACAGATTCCTGGACCGGAGGGTCTCTTGGTTCTGTTGCAGATCGAGGGGCCGGGACGTAGGATGCAAGTCCTGCTGAGCGGGGAAGACGCCTGTGCTTGGGCAAAGCAACTTGACCACGTCGGAGCCATGTCGAAGCTTGGACTCGAGGTAGCGCCAGGAGGACCGAATGCCGGAGGCTCGTGACCTACTAGTACCAACAGAGGTACTAACACCAGAGAGCATCGCGGGTCTGCGCATTGTGAAGCCGGAAGACTACGCGTGGATCAAGATGCTCGTGTACGGTGAGCCTGGTGTAGGGAAGACGAGGCTCGCAGGTTCGGCTGTGCAAGTACCTGAGATGCAACCGGTACTACTCATGGACTTCGAGGGTGGAACACTTTCGTTGGCGGACATGCCAGACATCAACATCGTTCGGCTGACGAGTTGGACAGCTGTTGATCGTTTGTACGGGAGTCTGTATGACAAGAACCCGTACAAGACCATCATCGTCGACAGTCTGTCCGAACTGCAGAAGTTCAGCATGTCCGAGATCATGAGGGCAGTCGTGACGAAGGACTCAGATCGTGACCCCGACATCGCGTCGTTGCGAGAGTGGGGCAAGAACAGTGAGCAGGTCAGGCGCTTCGTGAGAGCGTTCAGAGACCTGCAGTGCAACGTCATCTTCACTGCGTTGGTCAGTGAGGACAGGGACGAGCATTCTGGTGTAGTGAAGACGAGACCGTCACTACCAGGGAAGCTGAAGGGCGAGGTTTCGGGGTACGTCGACATCGTGTTGTACATGTACAAGAAGGAGGTGAGAGTAGACGGCAGTAGGGAAATAAAGGTGTTGGTACTGACAAACGGAACGGAACGGCAACAGGCAAAAGACAGAAGTGGCCGGCTTCCTGAACTACTGGAAGCACCAACGATGCAAACCGTATACGAAAACATCAAAGGAAGGTGACATGAGGCTCAACCTCACAGACGTTGACGACCGATCATTCGAGGCATTACCTGCAGGGAGGTATGTCCTCAAGGTCTCCGACTATGAGATGCGGGAGGTGAAGAACGACGGCAAAGTCCCCAAGGGCACTCCCATGATCAACTGGGAGTTCACCGTCCAATCGGATCGCTCGGGGGACACGAAGTACGCGAACCGCAAAGTGTGGATGAACACAGTCATCCACGAGCGGTCGTTGTTCAACCTCAAAGGTCTGTTGCGGGCCAGCGGCGTGTTCACGGCTGAGCAACTTGACGGCGAGCTTGACTTCGAGCCTGACGAGATCGTCGGCTGCGAGGTCATTGGTGTCGTTGCTCAGCGCGAGTACAACGGCGACATGGTGAATGATGTCAAGCGCATCATTCCCGTCGGCGAGCGCGAAGAGGCAAGTTCTCTTCTCCCGTAACGACGATTCCTCGGGGAGAGGGTGTGTGCGCACCCTCTCCCTAGGGACCATAAAAGGGGTTGAATGGCTGCTCTCCCTTTTCCCGTCCTTGCTGAGGAATCTGCAACACGACGAGAAACATTCTTCAGAGTCGTCTTCGATAAGGCACCAAGCGGTTACATTTGCGTTGCCCGAAGAGTCCTGCATAAAGGTGCGTTCGATGAGGGGTTCTTCCGTTGGCCGGATGACCTAGACGATCTCAGTGCCTGGATAAGCGAATCGGTAATGAATCACGATGTGTGGTTCTGTCCGATGATATTCGATGCACCGTCACGTAAGAAGGAACACGTAGACTCGTGTCCTGCTGTCTGGTCCGATCTAGACACTTGTCCACCTGATCAGCTGCTCGTACCGGCGAGTATTGTTCTAGAGTCGAGTCCAAACAGATGGCAGGCACTTTGGCTTCTAGAACAGCCAGCGGAACCACTTGATGCCGAAGACGCTGCGAAGAAGGTAGCGTACTTCCATGCAGATGCAGGCGCGGACAAGAGCGGCTGGGACCTTACACAGTTGCTGCGTGTACCTTTCACGCTCAACTACAAGTACGATCCACCAGCAGGTGTTGCGATCGTACATGCGAGCGACAACGTCGCACTTCAGGACTTCACCGTCTACCCGGTGGTCAGCGATGACGTGTCCTCGATGTGGCCGTTCCCGGATAGTATCGAGGATTCGGATACGCTACTTGAAAGGTTCAAGAACGATCTGGACCCGAACGTCTGGCGACTGATTCGACTAGAGCCCGAGATCGATTGGTCGAAGGCGCTTTGGAACCTCGAGATGCTACTGTGCGAATCACAGTTGAGCCGAGAAGATGTGTTCAGCATCGTACGGGACGCAAGGTGTAACAAGTACAAGCGAGACGGACGGAGCGAGAAGCTGTTGTGGCGGGAAGTATGCAAAGCGTGGGCGAAGGTCAAGGAACGTAGCGAGTTTATACCCGACGCAAGTGTGTTCAAGAATCCTGAGCTGTTGTCTGAGGGAGACCTACAGACAGTAGCACGGGATCGCACGTTCATAGAGGACTACGTCGATTGGGCAAAGGGCGTAGGGGACGCTGCAGAGGTGTACCATCACGCAGGCGCATTCGTGTGTCTGAGCAGTTTGATGGCAGGGGCATTGCAACTCCAAACGTCGTTCGGACCACTCGTACCGAACTTGTGGTTCTTGTTGATGGCGGATACGACGCTAACGAGGAAGTCGACCGCGTTGGATCTTGCGGTCGATCTCATAACGGAAATAGATTCCGATGCTATCCTAGCGACGGACGGATCGATCGAGGGGTTGTTCTCGGCATTAGCATTGCGACCAGGACAGCCGAGCATATTCCTGAGGGATGAGTTCAGTAGTCTAATCGAGATGATGACAAAACGCGAGTACTACGCGGGAATGTCGGAAACGTTGACCAAGATGTATGACGGTCGATATCAGAAACGGCAACTGCGTAGGGAGATCATCGAGGTCAGAGAACCAGTGCTCATACTTTGGGCAGGAGGAATCAAGACTAAACTGTTGTCGTTGTTAGGTTCTGAACACGTCTACAGTGGGTTCTTACCGAGGTTCATATTCATAACTGCGGAGTCGAATCTGGGTAAGTTGCGTCCGTTAGGACCACCTAGTCAGGTTACAGTCGAAGGTCGAGAGAACCTAAAGCTGTCACTGGAGTCGATCAAGTCAAGGTACTCACGCAAGGTCGAAATAAAAGCCGGAGCGTTGCGAGTCACAATGGACGATAGACCAGTTGTGGAACTAACGCCAGACGCATGGAAGTTGTACAACACTCTGGAGCTACGACTGTTGGAGTCAGGGATCAAGAGTCTAGCTCAGGACGTAATGACACCAACGATGGACCGATTAGCAAAGTCTGGACTCAAGGCGTCGATTCTGATTGCAGGTAGTCGATTACGAAACGAGAAGGTAACAGTCAACGAGGGCGACGTACTGAAGGCGTTTCAGTACGTGATTCAATGGCGCGAGTTCGCACTGGAAGTAATGGCCGGCGTAGGTGTAAGCGCACAGGAACACGACATCAAACTCATATACGAAGCCGTCAAACGGACTCCGGGTATTGCACGAAGTCAACTAATGCGAACATATCACTTGACGAAACGGGAAGCGGATGCAACATTTGACACACTGGAACAAAGAGGACTGATCATGCGGGTAAGGTCAGGTAACACCGAACGATTGACAGCCATCATCTAGGAGGTGTGATGGAAGACAAGGCAGTAATCATCATGAGCGGGGGTATGGACAGCGCAACACTGGCATACCACCTGAAGGATCAGATGCCGCACACCGAGTTCCACTACCTGACGTTCGACTACGGTCAGCGACACGTCAAGGAGATCGGGTACGCGCTGGATCTCGGACGCAAGCTGGAGGCGTACAGGCACAACGTCATCAACCTGCAAGACCTGGGCGAGTTGCTCTTCGTCAGTGGCAGTGTTCTGGTCGATCCCAGAACGGATGTCCCTGAAGGTCACTACGCAGAGGAGACCATGAAGGTGACGGTCGTTCCGAATCGCAACTCGATCATGTTGGCGATTGCGGTGGCTGCGGCTGTTGCAGTGAAGGCGAACATGGTCGCAGCAGGGATGCATGCAGGGGATCACTTCATCTACCCCGATTGCAGGCCTGGGTTCCTCGACGCGTTCAATCAAGCCGAGATCATCGCGAACGAGGGTTTCTGGGGTGGTCACATCGTGGCGCCGTTCATCAAGATGACCAAGGCTGACATCGTGAGTCTCGGTGACAGCTTGCGAGTTCCGTGGGAGATGACGTGGAGCTGCTACAAGGGCGGGCAGTTCCATTGCGGCAAGTGCGGAACTTGCGTCGAGCGGCGGGAAGCATTCTCGTTGGCGGGTGTAGTAGACCCGACCGAGTATGAGTAGTCATCAGTTCGAGGCATGGTGTAGTCAGCACAACTGTCACCCTGACAACTGCTTCTACGCCCATAACCCAAATGCATCGAAGGGAGGTGCACTAAGTGAAGAGGAGCAGGCCGAGGCCGTCCGTCAAAGACACGAGGAGAGACGTGCAAACCCTGAAGGTGAGACACAACATCGAGGTAGCACATCGTCTAAGCCTGATGCCGGGTAAGTGTCAGAACATACATGGGCACAGTATGTGGGTGTGTGCCGAGTTTGAAGGGGCTGTCAATCCACAGGGAGTTCTGTTGGGCATGGAGTTTGGGGACGTAAAGTTCTTGTTCAGAAATCACCTGGACGAGACGTACGATCACCACCTCCTGCTCAACGCCAGTGACGATTGGGCGGGCTACGACGTGCCTGGACTGCAGAGGTGCGAGGGTGACCCGACAACGGAGAACATCGCAAAGTGGATCGGTCTATGGACACTCAACGAGTTCGACACCGAGGGCTTGGTAGCAGTCAAAATCGAGGTATGGGAAACATCGGTAAACGGATCAACATGGGAGGTACGGAGGTGAAAGGACTACGGCTCAACGAGATGTATCCGACCATCCAAGGCGAAGGACCGAACGTAGGAGTGCCAACGACGTTCGTCAGGTTCTCTGGGTGCAACATGCGATGCCCAGGGTGGCCATGCGATACACAACACGCGATCCAACCAGAGTTGTGGAAGAACGACCCTGTGGTGACAGTCGAAAAGCTCCTGAGCATGGTAGCGGACTTCAAGCCGCGTCATGTGTGCATAACCGGCGGAGAGCCGACGATGCAGAACGCAGAAATGCTGGAACAGTTCGCCGATCTGTTGTTGGGATTCGGTTACAGCATTGACGTGTTCACCAACGGGTCGCTCAAGGTGTTCCCGACCTGGATGCAAGAAGACGCGGACGTCACGGTCATCTTGGACTGGAAGCTCCTTGGTTCGGGAGAGCAGGAAACGGGACTCAGCATTCGGTATGAGAACGCGCACAAGTTGAAGAGCACGGACGCAGTCAAGTTCGTGATCGCAACCGACGAGGACTACGCCGAGGCGTTGATCACGTGGCAGATGTTGGAGGAGTTCTGTTACGCACAGCCATACATCGGCGTTGCTTGGGGCTTGTACGAGGAGTCCAAGCTCGTGACCAAGGTGATCGAGGACGGTCTGCCTTGGCACGTCAACACTCAGATTCACAAGTACATCTTTCCAGGAGTAGAAAGGGGAATCTAGTGAACAGGTCGAGGGGAGAGGCCTACTTGGACGTGGCGGAAGAGCCTCCGAGAGCACCAGACAACGGGTCCGAGCACGACATCAGGTCGTTTCTGATGCGAGAGTGCGACATCTCAACCCTACCGCTCGAAGTACAGGAGAACACTCCGTTCCGATTCGTACAGGCTTTCAGGGAGATGCTGGGACACTACGACGAGGCATGGAGATTTACGACTTTCGAGAGCGAAGCCGACGAGATGGTTTTGGTCAAGGACATCTCATTCGTGTCACTCTGCGAGCACCATTTGCTGCCCTTCATCGGCGTTGGTCACGTTGGGTACATACCCGCAGGTCGAATCGCAGGGCTCAGCAAAATCGCAAGGGCGGTACGGAAGCGTGCAAGAGGCATCTGGACGCAAGAGAACTTGACTATGGGCATTGCGGACCTGTTAGAGAATGCGCTGCAGCCGAGGGGAGTGGCAGTGATTCTCGAAGCGGAGCACACATGCATGTCAATCCGAGGCGTCAAGGCAGATGCTAAGACCACTACGAGCGCCATGAGAGGGGCGTTCAGAGAGGAAGGTAACAATGCAAGAGCTGAGTTCCTGGGGCTGTTACGATGAGTAGGCCCATCGAGGAGTACATCACGCAGATGCAGTCGGATTCCATCCGCTGGTTCGAAAACGGTGGACGGGACATCGTAGTGCTGGTACTGGGGCTGTGCGGAGAATCAGGTGAAGTGGCAGACCTGGTCAAGAAGTGGCGGAGAGGAACACTGACGTATGAGGAGATTCAGGAAGACCTGCAGACCGAGATCATCGACGTGTTTCACTACTGGTGCTTGTTGGTCGGGCTTCTGGACATCGACGTCGAACAGGTGTATGACAAGAAACGGGAGGCAAATGTCAGACGGTACGAATGACGGAATCGGCGAGGAGCTGTTCAATCGGCTCGCGACCGAGATACACATGCTGGCGGCAGCGCGGCGGCAAGTAGGCGAAGAGGAATACGGGCAGTTCGCATTCCTACGGAACGACACGTTCGCGATGATGTACGAGGAGCTCGCGGACCTGATCAACTACGCAGTGTTCACGTACGTCAAGATCCGAATCGTGGAAGGAGATTTCGAGGATGAACTTCGCCGCCATCGTCCCGACGTCGATGCTGGACCTGATCAAGGATGACGAGTATCAGATGGCGCTTGCGCCTATCTGTGTAAGGACGGACTACCGTTACTTCTACAGAGACACGAAGGGGCATCTGATCCTCGACAACGGACTGATCGAAGGACGAGTAGCCGATCCAGAGGGGTTGCTTCAACTGGCAGTCGAGCTACGTGCGGACGAAGTAATAGCTCCTGACGCGTACAAGGACATGGAGCGTACGCTGAGGCAGCTGCGTAACTTCATGCCAGTAGCGGCAGCATACAACGTCATGGCGGTGCTGCAAGCAAGAACGTGGAAAGAGTTCGACGTCATAATGAACGAGTCCATCAACCTTGGAGTCGCGAGTGTGGCGTTGCCAAGAGTACTGGGAACGACACTAGGAGGTAGTTCCAGACTCATCTGCGCGGAACTAATCCGTCGAGTGTCTGACATCCCGATACATGCTCTCGGGTCAACAGAGCATCTGACGGAAGGTGTGCAACTAGCACAACAGGGGATTGTGCGAGGCTTGGATTCGTCAGCCCCTGTGGTTCAAGGTCTCTACGGTAAGGACCTCGGTGTACGGTATACGACGATTCGACCAAAGGACTTCTTCTCGTGTCCATCGACACCACAAGCGGTAAAGAACCTGCAGGAGTACCGGAAGACGCTGGAAAGGCAAGGAGGCATCCATTAGCGGAGTGTGAGAAGTGCGGTCTGAATAACGACCGGTGTATTTTCGTACCATCATACCCTCCAAAAGGTGAAACGGAGGTGGTCATAGTTGGAGAGGCGCCCGGAGTTCAAGAGGCACGAAGAGGCGTTCCTTTTGTTGGTCCAAGTGGAAAGCTGCTGGACGCGGTTCTGCGAGGCCATGGATTCAGCCGAGACAATGCTTTCATCACGAACGCCTGCCTTTGTAGGCCGAGAGACAATGCAACGCCAACTGCGAGAGATGTCGCAGCATGTAGCGGAAGACTGCGCACAGAGGTCACGGAGGCTACGAAAGCTGGAGCACCCATCATTGCACTTGGTAACGTCGCAGCATCAGCCATCTTCGGAGAGAAGGTTGGTATCACTACCTTCAGAGTCGGACCCGCAAGACAGTCCAGACTCTACCCCGGAGTCAGGGTAGTACCGACAGTTCATCCGGCATATGTCTTACGTATGCCGGACGCATTTCCACTCTTGGTGGACGACATAGGAAAGGTGAAGGCGAGTGCAGACATACGATGGGAACCCCCTGTCTATCGGGTCTTTGATGAGGGGTTTGAAGCTAGGGGCGCACTGCGAGAGTTGCGCGAACGAGCTGGCGACGTGGTCGTTGACATCGAGGTCGGAGCTGAAAAGGACGAGGAGTTCATCCATCCTGATCAGTATCAACTGTTGTGCGTTGGACTCTGTTACGCTCCTGGACGTGCAATCGTTGTTGGTGAGACCGCGTTACAAGACGGCGGAGTGCGGCGTCTGCTCGGCGACCTCCTTGCGGATCCACGAGTTCGAGTTATCGCGCACAACGGCAAGTTTGATCTCGCAGGGCTCCGACACATTGCGAGTAAAGCCCGTCTCGGCTTCGACACTATGCTCGCGAGTTACGCAGTTGACGAACGGCGAGGAACACATGGACTCAAGTATCTTGCACGGGAACGACTAGGAGCGCCGAACTACAGCCTTGAGGTACACAAGTACATAAGCAAGAAGGGCGACAACTTCGCGCATATCCCTCGACCGGTATTGTACAAGTACAACGCGTACGATGTTGTGTGCACATACCTGTTGAAGGACATGTACGAAGAGCGCATGCAACGGGAAGGAGTGACACATGTCCACGATATGCTTGTGCGGGCGTCCGACATGCTTATGGCGGTCGAGATGCAGGGCCTGCGAGTTGACCGAGCTTATGTCATGCGAATGTCGGATGACTTTCAGGCGGGACTACATTCCCTCAACGGACGACTCTCCAGGTGGGTTGGCAACGCCCGTAGTCCGATCCAGGTCAGAGCCGCCCTGGGGAAGATGGGAGTCAATGTTGTATCCACAAATATAGAAACACTGACCGAGATCCTACATCGGAAGCCGAACGAGGAAGTGCAGGAGTTCGTGGAGCTGATGATGGAACACAGAAAGTTGGCCAAACTGTATGGAACCTATGTCAAGGGTATCCTTAGACGGATGTACCGCGGACATGTCTACCCCACGTTTCTACTACACGGAACTACCACAGGGCGGTTGGCTTGTCGAAATCCAAACCTTCAAAACGTCCCGCGTGACAGTACCATGCGGCATATGTTCATTCCATCTGAAGGCAAGACGTTCGTACAAGCAGACTATAAGGGTGCCGAACTTAGAGTCATGGCTTGTGAAGCAGGAGATCAGTACCTTAGGGGCCTATTTGCAGACGGTCGTGACATTCACAATGAGGTGGCGACGGCGTTCTTCGGCCCTGGCTTCACAAAGGACCAGCGAGTACGGGCAAAAGCGGTGGTGTTTGGTCTATCGTACGGTCGTGAGGAATACTCGCTGGCACAGGAGTATCGCATTTCGGTCCAGGAAGCCCGTGCGTACATTGACACGTTCTTCCGAATGATTCCAGACGTCGTCAGATGGCGGGAAGACATCAAGCAGCGGATCCTACACGGAGATGAAGACCTGACGACAGCGTTCGGTAGACATCGGCACATCTGGTTGGTAACTAACGACAACTATCAGGACGTAGTCAAGGAAGGTCTGGCGTTTGTACCTCAGAGTACCGCGTCAGACATCTGCTTGAATGCGGCAATCGTGTTGCACGAGAAGTACGGGCTGGACATTAGGTTGCTGGTACACGACAGCATCTTGGTTGAAACTGATGACCCTGTGGAAGTAAGTCACCTGATGGCCGAGGTGATGCCAGAGGTAGCTGCAGAGGTGTATAGCGACTATGTTCCGTTCCCGGTAGACGTAAGCACAGGACCAAGCTGGGGGTCAGTATGAGAGGTGTAGAACGCCCTGTAGGGTACGAACACACAATGAGTAACGGCTTTGTGAAGGTGAAAATCGCAGAGCCGGACGAATGGATGCTGAAGCATCATATCGTTGCGAGACAGGTATTAGGGATCGCCCTCACCGATCCCCTACCTCCGAACACACGAGTGTGCCTTCACAAGAGCAAGGAGACTCGTGGCAATCCTAAGCCTGAGGACATCTACTTCCGGGAAATGAAGCCGAAGAAGGAACGTCGTAGGAAGATGACCCTGAAAGAGCAGATCGAGTTCTGGAAGAATAAGGCTCAGGAGAATGGTGCGGCCGTTGAAGATGACGGCGAGAGTTCTATATAACCGCGTGAAGTTCAAATCATCGTGAGGTAAGTTCTAACCGAGTTCTACGAGTTCTATACGTATTGTACTCGTTAGAACTTCACAGCAATATGGAAAGAAGGGGCGCGAGTTCTTATTGAGTGCAATAGAGAGGAAGTGAGTATGGGCATACATGCAATCGCATTAGATCCAGGCGGAACAACCGGAATAGCAATCGTCAGAGACAGTGGCCTGCCTTGGACAATCAGTGTAGGGCAGATGACCGGTCTTCACTACAGGCAGCTGTTCAGGCTACTCAACAACCTGATGCCAGAGTACGTGATCTGTGAGTCGTTCGAAAACCGAGGAGCCAGTCACGGAATACTGACAAGCGTAGAGTACATCGGCATCGTCAAGCTCTACTTGCAGCGTACGCCCGGCACATGCGGGGTATGGCAGAACGCAGCCACAGGCAAAGCTTTCTGGAAGGACGACAAGCTCAAGGAGTACAAGCTAGACGTGCCTGGACAGAGGCATGCGAAAGATGCAGTGAGGCACTACGCAGCTTGGCGTACGTTCACGCTGAAGGACCGGAGTCTACTGGAGCATCGTGCGACGGCGACGATTCGTCCAGCGGTGTTCCATGGTTCCTAGACCAGTGCGACAAGGCGGTGTCGAGGGGTATGATGCCCATAAGGACTAGGCCCGAGACGATGTAGATAGCGTCGTGGTGCCCCGTTATGACGGCATCAAGTATCAGGGCTAATCCAAGCAGGAACATAATAACCTGCCTAGACCAGTCGAACCAGGCAGGCTTGAATCGGGGCCCTACGTGACCGTTACCTGTCGGGGCGTCCTGCGTAGCCGGCTGAACCATAGCAGAAGGTTGCTCCGTCGCTCGCGACAATGCGATAGCCGTCGTTACCCTTTCCAGCGATTCCAACGATCTCGTGGCCCGCCGGGACAATGGGTGGGTTATTTGGAGCTCCCTTGTACTGTGCGTCTCCGAACGCATACACGGCACCGTCTGGCTTCACGATCCAGTAGCCGTTGCCGCTTGCTGTGTTGGCAATCATCTGTTGCTGTCTCCTCTTTGGCTTCGGCGGTGGCGCTACTTCTCCTCCCAACGCCATCTGTATGACGCGGTCCCAGGGGAAGTTCGGACCTGGATCCCAGTGCCCTCCACCCATGGCTCCTAGTTCGTTGTGGCCGCACACGCCAGCAGTGCC